GCCGGCAGTGTAGAGTGCCGACGGTGACTTCAGCGTGGGAGCGGTGGCGCCGGTAGCCAGGGTGACAGTCAGCTCGTTGGCGTCACTGTCGTAGGTGGCGGCACTCACGCCGTTGAATACAGACGACGCTTCGGTGGCGATGGTCTCACCGTACTGTGCGGTCAGGTCATAGCCGCCGACCTTCTCGACGATCTTGTACTTGTTGGTGCCGGTGCTTACCAGCTCGACCTCGGTCAGCATGACAAGGTTGTCCTCCAGGTTGAAGTCCAGCTCAACATAGTCGAAGTCCTCGATGGCGTCGCGGGAGTTCTTGAACGCGAACGATACCGTCAGGGTGGCGGGGTTGCTGCTCGTGGGATGAGGGGTGACGGTGGGGTAGAGCGTGGTGATGGGGAAGCCACGGAGGGCGTCACCGACACGGCGGCCATAGACCACGTTGTTCTCATCGAAATAGAACACCTCGAAGGGCAGGTTCATCGCCTTGCTCAGCGAAGCGGCCAATGCGGGGTCGTGCTGGGCGAGGGTGAACGTGTCGGTCCTGGGGCTGATGCCGGTGACCTGGTTGCCGCCGTAGCCCACGGCGCTCACACTGGCCTCGCCGCCTTCCTTGGCGTACTCGACAAACGTGACAATGGGCATGATGCGGTCAGGACGGTCTGCATGGCATGCCTCCTTCAGGGACGATGCGGTGGGAGTCTCGGGAAACTCGAAACCAGCCTCAACGACCATAGCGCCGATGATGTGCGCCAGATCGAGAGGACACTGCGATTTGCCGGTGTTCAGCACACCGCGATTACAATTACGGATAGGTCTCATTTTCTTGTGCAGTTATTGATTTTGACTTTTAATTGCAAATTAACGATGTTAATGGCGTCAATCGGCTCACTCACGGCGTTGCCTTGGGCATCGGTGTATGCGCCGTATCTGCCATAGGAGTAGTTCTCGGAATACTCATGCGGTATCTTGCCTCCATAACCCCAGTCGAGGCGGCGGTCACGCTCGAGCACCTCCATCAGCCTTCGGTATATCGGCCTGAGGATATTCTCGAACGAGTAGACCTTCCGCTGCTGGTTGCTCCAATCCTTCGTGCTTGAGCAGGCGATAAGCAGGTTCACCTTCGCCGTGGTGTAGTACTGGTGGCTCACAGGGTCTTCCTGGTTGCGCTTCTCCCTGATGGGAGAGAACAGGCAGACAACAGGGAACTTGCCCATGCCGGTCACCTCGGCCTTCGTCTTGTCGTCCAGGTCGTCCTTGAAGTAACGGGCGTTGCCGAACACATAGGACACATGGGGGTTATCGACTGCGACAAAGGTCTCGGGATTCAGCGCGTCGGGCATGGTGATGGTCAGACCATCACCCAGTTCCCTCACGGCATCGGCGAAAATATCCACTATCTCGCTGCTCATAGGTTGAAGGGATTGATGTGGGTTACCATGTTGTCAGACACCACGACAAGAGAGTAGGGTGTAGAGGATTGCGTCCCTGCCCATACCATGAATCGGATGTTCCTGTTCACCATCTCGTTCCATACGGACACCTGCCTGCTGATGGGCGACACGACCTCGTTCTCATTCTTCCAGACGACAAGGCCTCGGTCAGTGGCCTGCGTGGCCGCGTCACGGAGGATGTAGAAGAAGACGTAGTCGGCAAAAGACTCGCGCAACTTGGACATCAGCGTCTCGTAGCCTTCATTGACTTCAAAAGCCAGGTCGTCCTTCTCGGCGGCATCCTTATCGGCTATGTAAGTGTCGAGTGATACCGCCAAGGCATCACCGAGCATCTCGCAAAGGAACGCCATCTGGTAGTGCCTGATATAACCCATGATGGCTATGTTCACGCTCAGCTGGTTCTGGTTGGGTATCGCTGTCGCCGTGGCATTCATGATCTGCCGCGGGCCGCTGGTGAAATATGAAACATCGATAAGCATGGTTTCTCCTACTTTTTAGTGCTTCTCGTTGACTTCTTCGGCTCCTCTTGAGCAGGCTCCTTCTCGTCAGCGACTTGACTATCCTTGCTGTCAGCATCGGCAGTCACCTCCTTGTTGTCTTCACCCTCGTGAGCGGCTTTGGCGTCGCTCTCGGCGGCAGGCTCTTTGCTGTCGGTCTCGGGAACCTCGGGAGCCTCGGGCTGCTGCTCCTGCTCCTTTTCGGTCTCGGGGGCTTTGGGCTGCTCGGGAGCCTTGGGGGCAGGCTCTTTGCTGTCGGTCTCGGGAGCCTCGGCAACCTCATCGCAGGGGGTCACGATGATGTCCCCCCTACTGATGCGGATGCGGTTCTCGCGAAGTACCTTATCTACGGCTTTGCCTGAGATGATATACTTCTTGCACATGGATTAGGCAGCTTTGGTGATTGCGGTCTTCAACGCGGCTACGCTGCCATAGGCGAACGCCCAAGGACAGTAAACGGGCATCATCAGCTCCATCTGGGCGATGCAAACGGTCTGGTTCTTCAGCTTCTCGGTCACACCTTCAGCGAACTCGATGTTCAGTGCGGTGTAGGTGACGAGGTTCACGCCATTGCGGAAGTCACCGAGGAAATACTTCCCGGTGGGGATGGCGTTGGTGCTGATGACAGGAACACCGCCGACGGTGAGATTACCGAAAGCGTCACGCACGAAGTCGAGTCGACGGCCGGTAGTGTCCTTCTCGGTCTGCATCTGGAAGAGCGTGATGGGGTTCATCAGAATGGCCGTGGGAGTGAACTCGCCATAGGTCATAACTGCAACGGCGGCCTCCAAAGCGTCTTGGCCGTTGGGATCCTCAACGCTCTTGAATGCGCTGTGGTTCAGCGTGAACGAAATCAGCTCGGGATGAGCCTCCTCGGCGTAGGCGATGCCGTCGATGATGAGGCGGGTGTCGGTCTCCTTGATCACCTCGAAGGTCTTGCCGTTAAGGGCGGTCTTGTTGGTGATGGTGTTGTCACTTGCGGTGAAGGTGATCTGCATACCGTCGCGCATAATGTCAACTGGACCATTGAGCACAATCACGATGCCGGTGCCGTTGGCGCGGCTCTCGATGCCGGCAACGCTACCTGCAGCGCCAGTGTAGATGGCGGTGCCAATGATGTTTTCAACGGGGAGTACACCCTCATAGCGGGTGATGCCAGTGGGATTGTCACCAGTGCCGTCACCGAACAGGATCTGCGCGTCCATAGCGTTGTAAACAGCCTCAGGCATGAGGTTGAGGATGAATGAGCGGACGTAGGCACGGCTCTTCATCATACGCTTGGAGATGCGGATGTAGTGGCCGACGCGGTTAACGCCTGCAGTCACCTCCTTCACCTTGAACGAGCTCTCGGGCAGCATGCCGTTCTCAGCGACATAGCGGGCGTTGCGGTCCACGTGGTAAATCTGCGTATAGGCAATGCTCAGGTGCTCGGGCTCGATGTCAAGCGTGGTGATGACATCCTTGAGGTGCTGCTTGTTGTGGCCCACCTGCGAAACGATGCGGTCACTCTGCTGGGCGATAAGGATGTTACCCTGGTAGTCGTTGGTCATGCTCACATCCTTCATGGTGAGGTTGGTGAAGCGACCAGTGGACTTGCAGCGGTTGGCAATGAAGTCCTTGTACTGCTCACTCTCCATCATCTCATCGACCTTATTGGCGAAGTCGTTGATCTTGTCGTTGGTGAAGCCGATTGACTTCATCTTGGCGATGTTCTCGCCGAGGGTCTTCACCTGATCGGCAAGGGCGGCGACGTCGTCATTCTTCTTGCCGAACTTCTCCTCATAGCCCTTGAGCAGATCTTCGACCTGCTCCTTGACCTTGTCGGGGGTAATGAAACCCTTTACAGCCTCATTCACGATGGCGTTCATCTTGGCCTCAAGCTGAGCCATGAATGCCTTCTGCTGGGCTTCAAGTTCTTTCTTCTGTTCTTCAGTCATTGTCTTCTGATTTTGAAAGGTTACTAAAAATAATCTATCACTTTGGAAGACCTTCCCAAAACGGCAGAGTGCCATCATCGGCGGCTCCTTTGTTCTCGACGTCGTGGTCTTCGTCCTTCGGAGTGTCGATTGACGGCTCCTCGGACTTTCCCTCTCCGCCGGGGGTGTCTTGCAATAGTTTGTTTGCTTGGTAAACTTTGCCCCAGCAATGGGGGCAGCGGACGTAGTTGGTGAAATCCTCCAGGGACTTCTCGGTGATGTCCTCGACACCGCCCTCCTTGGAGAGCACGGCGTCGATGATGGCAATCACCTCGGCACGGATTTCGGGTTCCATCTCCTGCACGCGCTCGGCAACGATGTCCTGACGCAGCCAGCCGATATACATGCCGGCGTTCTCGATCACCTGCTGCTGGAACGTGTGCAGCTGCTCATCGTCAAAGTCAAACTGGTGGCCGCAATAGGGGCAGGTGACGATGTTCCCGCCGTTCAGGGCCTTCAACATTAATGTCAAGTCCATATCGAATTTCCTGCTTAACTGGTCGGTGAGATTGCACTTGGTCAAGGCCTGTCGCATGTACTCAACGGCATGGCGCACCTGCTCGTCGGTGGCGCTCTTGATGTCCACAAGGAACGTCGAGGGGTTGGCACCCCAACCCATGAGGGTGGAGTATTCATACAGACGCCACTCAAGCACCTTTGCGGGGTTTTCCTCGTCACGCTTGACGGCAGTCACGCCGATGGAGTGCTCCATCTCGTGGCCGCACTCCGCATTCAGCTTGTAGAGCTCCAGCACGTCATGTCCCAGCGAGGTGTTCTTGGCAATCCTGCCGGTCATGACAAGGTGAGTGTCGGTCTCGTGACCTTCAACGGGCACGCCAATCTGCTTGTGCACGTCATGGTCGAGGAACCACTTCAGGCGCTTGAAGCCTTCCTGTAACGTCTTTTTGAACGAGCCGGGGACGCTGATGTCGCCCTGGGCGTCGATGATGTTGAATCCGTTGACCGCAACAGTTACAAGTCCTTCCTGCTCGTCAACATCCTTTGCCTTGATGCCGTACCACTTACTCTTGTACGACATTTCCTTCTTCGGGTTCTGGTTGTTGTTCTTTCC